AGTTATCTGCGTATAAGCATCGTAGTGCAGATACAATTGTGTTAAGATCACTTGTCATTTGGTTCTTCCTTTTTCTTTTTGCCAAAGATCTCATCATAGTTATCTTTGTATTTTTGTTCATCAGTAGGACGTCTGTTACTACCCTTACTCATAGTTCCACCTCATAGTTAGAGCCAGATCGTATAAACCTAGTGGGAATCTAACGTCAATAGGTTTGTTAACCTCATACTCCTCTATCTCATCAGATATAGGTTTTTCCCAGAGGTGTTCAATATCAATTTCACTTATCATCTAGTACCTCGGCTAAGTTAAATGGTTTACTATTAATTTTCTTTTTCTTTGCTGTGAATACCTGTTCAGCATATGCTTCGTTCTTCTCCATGTAGTCACGGAGAGCTTCTAACTCGTTAAGCATCTTAAGTATTTTAATATAGTTAGACTTATATTCTTTTATGTTGAAAGAAAAGAACTCAATAGTAGCGTGGCGGTTACAGTCAGCAACAAGAAATGACCCATCAAAAGACCAGCTATCAAAGGATCCTTGAGCAATAGTATGAGCGCTACCCTTATCTCTGTTGAGGAACGTTCTTGAATAGTAGTCCCTAGGTTTTTTAATAGTTGTAGCCATGTCATCCTTTATACTTAGGTATATTGTAGTACCTAACATGTTCATCACATTCGGCTGATGTTCCCGCTAAACGTAGTGTACTATATGACAGCGTATCAAATACCCTCCAGTACCCGTTAGCCCATCTCTTTTGGTATCTCATTTGATTTCCTTGGTTGTTCTCTATTAGGTACCTACTAGAAAGTCTCTTGTTTCTTTAAGACTCATAGCACCTATAGCGGTGCGTAAGAGGTTACCTTCAGAGTCTTCCAGAGCAAAGAAGGGTATACTTTTTACGTTGTATTTAACAGCCAGCTCTTTGCCATGGTCTATATTAACTGTCTCAAGGGTAATGTTAAACTCCTTGAGGTCAATGTCCTTTAAGATACTATCCATGACTTTGCATGGACCACACCAGTCAGCACCTAACTTAATTAGCTTATTCATATTTCACATCCTCCAGCAGTACATGCTAATGTTTGAGCACCTTCTACGTTATCACGGTCTTCAGTAAACAGTTCCCAGTTAACTTCTGGTTGTGTATCTAAGAGACGTTTGTAAACAGATGAATCAATTGTTTCATATGGGGCTTGACGATAGGTTCCACCATCATCAGGCAAGAAAGAGATACCAGTACACTCATCAAAGTGTTCGTATACCCATGCACCTACCTCTATCCACTCATGTTCTTTAACAGAGATAGTTACAGAAGGTTTGTGTTCACACCAGTAGCGTTGGTAGGCTAACCAAATCTTTAAATGCTGAAGAGCAGTTAAATCATTACGAGTATATCCAGTAGACTTCATAGGGAAGCTGAACACAGTTGTTTGGTCAGGTTTCATTACACAGTCTTCATGGTTAACACCTTGTTCAATTAAGAACTGTGTTAATGGATCCTTTTTATCTTGGCGTATACGACGGATATAATATGGTGCATGCCCAGCATGGATACCACTTGAAGTAAGTGTTAATTGAGACACAGTACCTTCAGGTTTAACACATGTGATAGCTGCTGACTCAGGAATACCCAGCATACTAGCCCATTGTTTGTTTGTATCACGAGCTACTTGCTGTAGTGTTTCTAGTAGAACTCTTAAAGTAATCTTACCTTCACCACGTAACAAGTGATTATCTAAGATACCAGTCATAGATACACCTAACAGACGTTCTTGTTCAGTGTTCTGTTTCCATACATCACGTAGGTAAGGGAAGTGAGTAAGGGTAGACTGCATAGTACCCATGATAGTGGCATAACGTACTTTTGTTTTAAGACTTTCTAAGGTATCTCCAGCAGTAACAACTACAGTTGAGAGGTTACAGAACTGATACGGCTTAAGGATAATCTCTGAGCAAGGGTTAGTACCATACTGTACATCAAACTCTCTACGACCCCATTTAGCTGCTTGTTTTTGTGAAGCTTCACGATTGAAGATACCACGTTCACCTGAATGACTGTTATAGATATCTAACCATTCCTTCATGAACTCACCGATAGAGGGTTTTGTTTGGTATACGGCTGAGTTATTAGCTAATGCACGCTCACCATACTTCTCCCACCAAGTACCTGTCTTAGCGGTAGCATGGTCATAGTTACCTAAGTCACCTAATGAAATCATTGCTGACCTACGTACACCACCTACAACAACTACTTCACCGATCTTGCACATGATATCATGACACTCGATAGCAGAGAGCTTACGACCTTCAGCATGTTTAAATTTGTTTACAGTATAGTTAAACAAATCAATCAGGGGGCCTGGACCAGAAGCCCTACCACCAAAGGTTTTTAATGGCGCTCCTGCTGGACGTACTAAAGAAACGTCCCATTGAGAGACTTGACCAGCATATAGGCGAGCTATTAATAATTTGTATGCTTCACACCAGCCTTCTTTGCTATCTTCTACAGTAATAATTTTATCACTGTTAACTAAGGTAGGAACATCAGGTAATAGAGAAGTGTATTGGTTCTCACACGAGAAGCCCACGCCAGTACCACATAATAGGATGTACATGGCCTCATCAAAACAACGCGGATGATCTATAGGAAGATAGCTACAATTGTATGCTGCAACGTTAGTTCGGGTAAGGGCTTCCCCAGCAGTCATAATAGAACGCATAGACGGAAGAGAGTTTAAACTTTTTATCTCATTCTCTAGGCAAGGCCATACAGAGTCATGTACAGGTATTGTGTCTTTAAGTTGTTCTTTAAAGAAAGAGATCCATCGATCAGCTGTTTCATCCCAGTTCTCTCTACGATTCTTTTCAGGTAGGTATCGAGCATAGCGGGATTTAGCGATTAGTTCTTGATATGAATTCATTAATGTCCTTGTTAGTTATTGTTGTTCGGTATTAGGTACCGACTCTTTAGCAAAAGAAATACTTTGAGTTATAAACCTCTTGTAGGTTTAAACTTCCTGTTACTGGCTGAGGAAAAGTGAATGATTCTTTATTCTCCATGAGAGTGTCTTGTAGTAGGTTAAAGAAGTTCTCAATATCATACTGAGCAACAAAGGTTATCTTAGTTACTTCTTGTAGAAAATCCACTTCATCAGCATGGGTACTAAACGAATCATGGACAGCACCAAAGCTACCGTTGAAGCCAACAACAGTATTAGCCATGTGAGAAGCATCATAGGAATGTACAACATTAGGACTAATACCCGAAGCATAACTCCTACGGCATGGTACTCGTTCGCCAGTCTCTTTATTGAGGACATCCACTTTAATAACGTGCATGACACGACCATCTTTATTTCCTTGAATACCCCGTATTGTACCTCTTTGTTTACGTTCGTGCTGAAGGTAAGCTTTATAAATAACAGGGAAACCAGAAGGAGTATGCCAAGCAAGGTGATTTCTGTTTGAGTTGAGTTCATGTTCTGCAATCTTTTGAAGATATTTAGTTGTCTTAAGTGGACCAGCACATACTTCATTGATAGCCTTAATAAGGTTACCAGCTAGAACGTCACATTGATCCTGATCTATGTTGTATTTAACAGTATAACCTTCTACATGACAGTCATCGTACATGTTCTTAGCTATACGTTTCTTACCAGCACTATATGCTCGAGTCATTGAGCCTCGTTTAGCAATACCTTTACGGATATGCTTCATAGGCATTTGTTTTTCTTCAAACCACTCAGGCATAGTCTTGATAAGTTCTTTAGCAACAGCTACGTAAAAGTCTTTCTGAATAACAGTAGGTACTAAGGACACTAAGGTACCTGCTTGTTTATCTTTAGACATAGCAGCCAGATGTTGCCAACCATTATTACTACCATCAATAGGTATAGGAAAGCCAGACATGTAGGGGTTACCTTTAGACTTAGCTCTAATATAATTTTTGATTTCGTAACAACACGCTAACAAACTAAAAGGCTTTTCAGCAGACATATCTATAGCATCATGACTAGCTATATTGCTAATCTTGTCTATATTATTATCTACCCATGCAGCTCTATCTTCAAGAGTCATTTTGTCTAATGATATAGTATCAAGACCTTCTTCTTGTAAGTACGTCTTGTAGTCTGTACTGAAGTAGGATGGCATATCATTGATGTTAAATGACTTATTATAGCAAGCTGCTGTATGAACTTTAAGCCAGAAGAAACCCTTATCAGTCATTTCTTTTTTGTTAGCGAATAAAAAGAGACTACGTGCTAAGTCACTACCTTGAAACTCAAGGAATGATTCTGCATAGTAGACTCGTCCACGATAGTCGCAAGATACTTCTTGATAGAAAGTTCTATTACCGACTAGCTGTGCCTTCTTTATTACTTGACTGTACTCAAAATATTTACTTATCAGTCGCTGTAACTTAGGGTCTTTCTTACCAAAGAACTTTGTACCATCTATATGATTAAGTTTCTTAGGTAAGTGTAGGTTTTCATGGTGGATATTATATTTGTATATTTCACCATCAGCATCTACTAATTCAAGTATTTCGGTAGGATGATTTTCTTCCATAGCCCTTAACAGAGGTAGGTTTAACGACCAAGGTTGTTGGCGTAATGTTTCCATACTTCTAATAAAAGGTTTACTTAAATACTCATGAAATAGTTTGCTGTTAGTCCATCCTTTAATGAATGGTTCTTTAGTAAGGTTGCTGTATAGTCCAGCGATAGGCAGCAGAGGTTCAAATGAAGTACCTATAAGCGTAGGTTTAAGGTCATCTGTTTGATTAACAATACGCACCATGTAAGGGGCTTTACGACCTTCATACTCTCTAAAGATATCTATTAGACCGTCTTGTAAGAACGTTTCAAGGAGAATATCTCCCAGAGAGAGGGTGGATTTGATGTTGTGTTCATCAATGCCAATAGCCCTTGCAATTCTTTTCCCGATAAGATCAGATGCGAAGGTAAGTTTAACTGAAGCACTGTGCGTAGCATTCTTGTTACGGATACAGTATCTAAGTAGTGTGTCCCAGGATTCATTAATAAATCTTTCAAGATCATATTCCCATGTAGGGTGATGTGCAAGGAGACGCGCACCCTCATTAAAGATCTTGTCTGAATTAATTACTACCTTGGATACACGTTCAGAAAGATATTGGAGTGGATTCATTATTCGAAGTCTACAAATGAAGTTTGTTTAAGACGTCCAGTGATTGTGTCATACGATGTGTTACCGCAGTCACCAGTACGACCAGTGAATCGAGACTTTAAGACTCGAAGTCTGATAGTGTTACGGAGAGTTTCCGAGTCAGCTACCATGTTGCGACAGAAAGCAATGATGTCAAAGCTGATCTGTTTAATAGAACCTGAACCCTTTACGTCATCTATAGAAGGCATATGACCTTCTTCAAAGGGCTTCTCACCTTTACGCAAGTGAGATACAACACCAAGCCAGATGTTGTGTTTCTTAGTTATCTTAAGTAGGTCAGACATGAAGGAGTCAACTGCTTCATTACCTGTCTTACCTTTAGCACCTTCAGACACAGCAATAGTGATGTGGTCAAGGATAATATACTTACAACCCATCAAGGCTA